AAGCGCTTTCGGTAGTAGGTCGTCCGTTCCATTTGATGAGGTGTCAGACTCACAGGCCCCCCAGGTCTTTGTTCACCTGCTCGGACTTGACGCGGAGCAGGTGAGAGGTTGCAGCCGCCATCGCTTCGAGGCGGGTAGGGCGCACACCGATGACCTCGATGTGTCCGGTCACAGTTCGCACGTCATAGCGCCAGCAGTCGCCGACGGGCATGACCTCCGCGTCTCGGTAGGGCCTGCGACAGGTGCGCTGCCAGCCCTTTGCGAAGGCGCACCAGGGCGTCAGGGGCGGCCTCATGCGACCTCCCCATGTTCGGCCATGCACTGCCACCAGCCTTCATCGGCGCCCTTGCGGATGCCTGCCTCATAGCTGCAGCGCCCGAAGGCGAGGGCGAGAAGGAGAAGGGCAACGTGTGAGCGGGTCATGAGGCACCCCCGTCGGCCTTTAGGCTGTCCATCAGCCGGCGGGTGGTCTCATCGCTGATGTCGGCAGACAGCCATGGACCCACGAGAACGTTCCATCTTGTGCCGTTTCCGGCACTATGGCAAACCAAGACGAGGGGGTCACCATCGAGGACCTTCCACACCCTGCCACGTCGCGAACGGCCATGGTCGATGACCATCATGCCGGGCATCCACGGCCCCTTGTGCTTTACGTAGTCGCTCACTTTGCACCTCGGGGCAGGAAGCGTTCCCACTTCCCGAGGCTTGCGGGTTTTAGCCCGGTTAGGTCTGGAGCTGCTCGGGTGTAGCTGTCCTGTTTCGCGAGGAGCTTGACACGGTCTTCGGTGTTGGACTCATAGAACTCGTTGATGAGCTCGAAAGGCAGGTGAGCGATGTGCAGGTCGGGCGGTGTTGGCCAGTCGGTACAGCTGGCGATGTACTCCAAGGCATCCGCCCCCAGCTTGGGGTAGACCGACGCGAAGGTCTCAACCGCACCACTGGACGCGCAGAACACAAAAAGCCGAAGGTCACTCATTCTACACCTGCCATGCGCTGCAGTGCCTGGCGCTCGATGCGGCGGTTCTTGTCGGTCATGACCATCGGGCCAATGACCTGCTCGAAGTACTGGGGCACCGAGAGCTTGGCCAAGGCAGCCGCGGCCTTGATGTTGTGTTCGAGCTCGGCGCTCAGTCGAGGGCGAAAGGCTGAGGTGTTCATCGTGCTTGCTCCTTGTGGAGGTCTTCGAGGGCAATGACGGCACCGGCGACTTCGCCGCAGGTGTAGTCAATCTGACGGTTGAGCTTGTGCAGCGCCTGGTAGAGGTCTGCGGGGCTTAGGTCGCGCATCCGTGTGATGAGGTCTGCGCTCGCTTCTGACAGCTTGTCGAGCTGTGCAGCCATGCTGCGGGCGGGTGTCTGCTCAGGGTCGCAGTAGAGGCGGAGGGCTTCGGCTGTGCTCATGGGGAACCTCAGAGGGAAAGAAGGAGGAAGAGAGCGGAGCAGATGAGCAAGGCGCTCGCTGCTGCTTCGAGGTGCTCGGTGCGGTTCATGTTGGCTCCTTTGGGACAGGTGTCCCACTTGTACCCTTGGGACACTTGGCCCACAAGTCCCAAACTTGTCAAGACCGTGTCAGCACCCTGTTCGGCCCCTTTTGACCCTGCACACCCCAAGACCCCCATGACCGCCCCATTGTGCAGGGTGGGCGCCTTGCCCCCCCACTTCCCCATACACATAGTGGGTATATATGTTCTATATTTTTTATTTCCTATATACCCTACACACCCTGCACTATCCCCATGGATAGGGCGTTTACGGGTGTGCAGGGTCAGAGCCCCCGTCAGCACGGCATTCAGGAGAAAACGTGATCATTCCCATGACGACCGAGCAGATACTTGAGGCAGTCGCGAAGCTCGCGCCCGAGGCCATCAGCTGCATCGAGGGCACGTTGCAGGGGCGGAGCAGCCCCAACAAGGCGCAGCTCGATAGCGCCTGGCGGGTGCTGGAGTGGAGCAAGGAAGCGGCAGCAGTGCGGGCGGAGAAGGCGACGGACACACCGGACGTCGAGGAGCTGAAGAACGTGCTCAAGCTCGTGGAGCAGTGGTGAACGGCATCGAGTTCGACTGCTGGGGCTGCGGTGCCTGCTGTCGTGCAATCGCCTGCACCTTTCTCGACGGCAACCGGTGCCGCATCTACGCCAGGCGCCCCGATGTCTGCCGCGTCGGCTACTCGTTCGACCCCCAGGTGATGACGGCCAAGCAGTACCTCGACCTAACGAGGGACGTCTGCAAGCAGCTCGAAGAGCTGTACCCGCCAAAGGCGAGGGTGATAGACTGCAGGTCTTGAGAGGACACACTCATGGCCTATGTTTCGCCGAGCATCCCGGTCGAGCTGCACGACCAGGTGCGCGGGCTGGTGAGCGACCCTGCACGGTTCTGCAGGCTGCACCGCGTTCAGGACAAGGACACCAAGCGCGAGGTGCCCTTTGTCCCGCTGCCGATGCAGACCAAGATTTTCAACGCAGTGAAGCGAGGGCACAAGCGCATCCTCGTCATCAAGGCAAGGCAGGTAGCAGCAACCACGGGCTGCAAGATGGTGCTGCATCAGCAGTGGACGTCGACGCCCACCGCTGCCCTCTTCGCCCTCGTGTCACTTCGGGCCGAGTCTGCCACGGCCTTGCTCGATGACAATCGCAGGTGGATGCACCACCCCCCAAGCATCCTGCGCCGCGAGCTCGACACCAGGGCCAAGGGCGAACTGCGCCTGGCGGACACCGGGGCAACCCTCAAGGCCTTCACCTCTCGAAGCTCGACGGGGCTGCGTTCGTTCAGTCCCATCGCTGCACTGCTGTCCGAGTTCGCCTTTGCACCCGACCAGGAAGAGCTGTTGGCTCAGGCGCTCAGCGCAGTCGGTGACGGGCTGCTCATGCTTGAGTCGACCGCCAACAACCCAGGTGACCGGTTCTCGCAGCTCATCGCAGGGGCGCCCGAGAACGGCTTTGAACTCATCACCCACTGGTGGTGGGAAGAGCCGAAGTACTGCGACCCTGCCCCGGATGACTTCGAGCGCACCGAGGCCGAGGCCGAGCTTGCCGAAGCCTACAACCTGACAGACGGGCAGCTCGCTTGGCGCAGGCGCTACCTCAAGCAGCTCGGGCCGTACAAGTTCCGCAGGGAGTACCCTGCCTGCCTCGATGACTGCTTCCTCGGCAGGGAGGGCGGGTACTACGGTGAAGAGGTGCTGCAAGACATCCACGTGATTGAGCACCAGCTACACGGCAAAGCGCACGGCAGGGAAGTGGAGGGGCCGCACCCTCATGACCGCTACGTCATGGGCGTCGACATTGGGGGCGGTGTAGGCGGTGACTACTCGGCACTCTGCGTCGTGTCGGTCTCGACCATGCAGCCGGTCTACACCGAGCGGAACAACCAGGTCACACCCGCGGCATGGGCGCACCGGTGCATTCAGGTCGCCAGCAGGTACAACAACGCCCTGATGCTCGCGGAGTCGAACAACCATGGTCATGCCTTCCTGCTCGAGCTGACCCACTGCGGCTACCGCTACCAATGGCGCAGCCCTCAGCAGAAGCCTTGGGTCACCACCCTGCAAAGCAAGCTCGAGGCCTTTGACTGTCTGCGCGAGTCGTTGCAGGTCGTCAAGGTCATGGACCGCGTCACCTGGATGGAACTGCGCAGCCTGACCATTCCCGCGGGCAAGGTCGCACCTGAGGCGCCCAAGGGCGGGCATGATGACAGCGCTATGGCCATGGCGTTAGGGTATCGGTGCCTGCGCGATATTCCGTCATCATGGCGGACTCATGCGCTACAATCGGGCCGTACTCGCATCGATGACCTCATCAGCCGCAGCAAAGCCCGCCGCATCCGTTCCCACTCTCTGCCATTCTGAGGCGCCATGCTGACCCCCGAGCAATGCTCAGCCATCTGCCAGCAACATGACCTCTACTGGGACGGGCGACGCGACGAGCTCCGCGAGCTGCGGAACCTGTACATGACGCGCTTCTTCGAGAGCAACGCGCCGACCCTTGACGGCATCCTGCGCACCGAGGTGCCCAAGGCCTACGCAGTCGTAGAAAGCTACCTCGGCAGCCTGTACGCCAAGAACCCCTCGGTTGAGGTGCTGCCCGACATCCGAGGGCGGGGCAACGCGGAAGTCGCCGAGGCGACCGCCAACCAGTACCTGCTGAACGTCAGAGAGCAGCTCGAAGACGCTACCCGCCTGGCGCTCATCTACCCGGCAGGCTTCATCAAGCTGGCGCCCGTCATGGGGGCCGACCCGCTCAAGCGCATCAGCTGCGCAGCCCTGTCGCCTTGGGAAGTCATCGTGGACGCGACGGCCACCAGCTGGGACCAGCAGCGCTACGTGGGCCATGTCTACCTCATGCCACTGCTCGAAGCCTCGGAGCGCTACAGCAAGGGCGCCGATGAGCTGCGGGCGAGGGCGTACAGCAAGTGGATTGAGTCAACCGGCATCGCAGGCAAGGACCAAATCCTCGGTCTGGGCGACCCTACCCAGACACCGCCAGAGGAGCAGTGGGTCAGGGTGGTCGAGATGTATGATTTGCTCGATGACGCGCTGGTGGTCTGGTCGCCTGACTATGCAGACGGCAAAGAGCTGCTCTTTGAAGGCGTGCAAGTTCAGGTAGGCGCCCTCGACCCCGATGCCGGTGCAGACGAAGAGCGGCCCGATGCCGAGGTGCAGCACGAAACCACAGGCATCCCCTACAAATCAGCCAACGGGCGGCCGGTCGTCCCCATCATTCCGTTGTACTTCTCGCGCGACCCTGACACCCCGCTGCGGGGCTACTCGCTCATCCGTCGGAGCCTCGACCAGTTCCGAGAGCTCAACGTCATGCGTACCTACCAAGCGCAGGGTGTGCGCCGCATGGCCCGTCAGTGGATGGTACGGGCCGGCTTCCTGTCCGAGGACGGTGCGGCGAAGATTGCGCAGGGCCTTGACGGCGAGTTCATTGAAGTCGACCTGCAACCAGGCGCCCCCCTCGAGGGGAACATGATGCCGGTGCCCCAGGCGCCCATCCCTGCAGACATCAGCCTGTACGCTCAGACCGTGCAGAACGACATCAACGAAGCCGGGCTTCTCGCCCCGTTCACCCGCGGCGAGGTGACGAAGAGCACAGCCACCGAGCAACAGCTGCTCGCGGCCTACACCAGCAGCGAAGTCGGGCGGATGGCACGCACCCGAGACGCGGTCATCACGAGCATCGCGAAAACCTACAACATCATGCTCTCTGTCGTGCTCGGAGATGAGGCCGAGCCCTTGAGCCTGCCCAACCCCGTAGGCCCTACCATCCTGTCGGCCGATGACCTCACCGGTGACTTCAGCTACTGGGCGGTCGACGCGGGCACCACCCCGATGAGCGACCTGACGAAGCAGCAGGCCCTTGAACGCCTGGTACCCGTCCTGGTTCAGCTTGGGGCCGACCCTCGCCAAGTCCTCGGCGAGCTCGTCCGCACCTACCAGCTCCCCGAGTCCTTTGCCGAGGTGACCGAACCGGCACCCGTCGAGGCACCTGCCCCACCTGCTCCCCTGCCTTTCCCCGCTGCAGGGGGCATGCCCCCCGAAGGAACCTGACCCATGCCTCTCATGATTGCTAGCGCCCCCCAGGGCATGCCTGCCGACCTTGCCGCCATCGCTGAAGAGCAAGACAACCTCATCGGGCAGGAGATGGCAGGCCTGGTGCCCATCCCCGACCGCCCCTACTCGGCGAAGGTCTACACCGCCCTCACCCAGGCCATCAGCAAGGCCGCAAAGGTCATGGGTCTCGACCTGACCCCCGAGCGCTACACCGACGACGTTGAAGAGATGGATGCGGACGTCGCTCGGTTCCTCGCCATGATGGCAGCAGCAGCATCGGACTACGGCAAGCCGTTCCCCGTGGAGCTCGAAGACATCAAGGGTGACAGCGAGCTCACCGCCATCACCGCAGCCCTCACCCAGCTCGCCGGCGACAAGGCGTTTGCTGAGTTCCTCGACGCGCCAGCAGAGCGGGAAGTCGTTGAGGAGAAGATGACCATGATGCCCGATGGCGACATGGAGGAAGAGGAAGAAGAAGAGTTCGACTTTGCAAAGCGTATGCGGCGCTAAGCATGCCCTTTAAGTCGATAAGGCTACGCCTGGCGCAGATTTTCGGCTTCGGAAAGAGGCCGGAAACGGTCATACCTGCCACGCGCAAGCAGGCCTACTACCGCAGCTACGAAGGCGGCGTTCTCGGCAACCTGACCCAGGCCATCGAGCGCAAGCAGCCGGTGACCTTCTTCTACAAGGACAAGTGGCAGCCAGAGGGCACACCAGGCGCCCTGGGGCAGCGGGTAGGGAACCCTCATGCCATATGGAAGGGCACGAACGGTCGAACCTACCTACACCTGTACGTCGACCCGCAATCAGCAACAGCAACGGGCGGGCTACCGGGCTGGCGGACCTTCCTTGTCAATCGCATCCAAGGGGTGAGTGTGCTTGAGCTTGGCACTACCTTCCTTGGCAGGCCTGTCGCCTTCATCAAGGCACCGGGCTGGAACCCGTCGTGGTACCGCCAGGTCGGGCAACCCATCAAGCTCATCCAGTGAGGACACATGAGTCATGAGAGCGTTGCCGAGCAAGTGCTTGCAGAAGTGCAGGCGCAAACCACTACCGAGCCGGAAGCAGCCGAGCCGACACCCGCAGCCCCTGACCCCGAGCTCGCAGCGATGCAAGCTGCCATGGAGGACGACGGGGCCGAAGTCGAAGTGGAAGAGCAGACGGGTGACGAGCCCCCGAAGAAGCGGGGCCTGAGCTGGGAGCAGGCCGTCAAGTCGGTGCCCCCTGACATCGCCAAGCTGATGCGCAGCATGCAGGCCGACTACACCCGCAAGACGCAGGAGCTTGCCGAGCAGCGCAAGGACTTCAAGCGGGAGCGGGAAGCGCTCATGCGGGGCAAGGAAGCGCTGACCGAGCCCGAAGAGCTGCCGGAATACGACCCGTTCAATGAGGCGAGCATCAACGCGCGCATTGAGCGAGAGGTCACCAGGCGCCTGCAGCAGGTGCTTGAGCCGATGCAGGCCGAGTATGAGCAGATGGCAGCGCAGGACAACTACAAGGCCTTCTTGCAGCAGCACCCTGACTTTGAAACAGACACCGGGCTGCGTTCCGAGGTACAGCACCTGCTCGAGAACAACGAAGCGCTTGACCTTGAGACCGCCTACTGGGCAGCCAAGGGCAAGGCCGCCAAGGCCGAGGCCGCCAAGGCCAGCGAAGCCCGGGCAGCCAAGCGACGGGCAGCCAAAGAGGCAGCGCTGAAGGGCACCGGCACCAGCCGCAAGGGCGGACGCCAAGGCCGACCCAAGCGGGGAGACCTGCGCAACACCAGTGCAGCCGATATTCTCGCCATGGCCCAGGCTATGCACCGCCGCTGACGCCGTGCTACAATGCAGCCATGTGAGGCCACCCCACAGCGGAGCCTTGCGCCTTCGGCACTGCGACGACCGCAGCACGCCCCGAATTCGCAAGCAACCCACCGCTATGGGAGGCCACCTTGGCCGCACCTCAAAGCGTCATCAGCACTACGCTGCAGCTCCTGCGCGACAAGCTGATTGACAACTCGTTCCTTTCGCACCCACTCTTTCGCGCTATTGAAAGCGCGGGCAACCTGGTCAAGGTCTCGGGCGGTCTCCGCGTCGAGCAGCCTGTCATCTTCGGGGACCACAGCTCTATCACCGAGCTCACCAACGGCTTCGAGCCGGTCTCTATGGCAGTGACTGACCCCTTCCAGACTGCCAAGTTTGAATACTCGAACTTCACGCAGCCCATCATCCTGAGCGCAGTCGAGAAGGCCGCCAACAAGGGTGACCTTGCAGTGGTCAACATCTTGGAAAGCAAGATGAAGAACGTCATGCTCGGGCTGAAGAAGGAAGTCAGCAAGCAGGTCATCGTGGGCAACAGCTCCACCCTGACCACGCTGCAGACCTTGAACGGCATGACTACCGCCGCGTCGACTGGTTGGCTCGAAGGCATCGCCACGAACACCCAGCAGAACACCGTGGGCGGTCTGTCCAAGACCACCTACCGGGCCAGCAACTGGTTCAACAACTTCTTCGACTCGGGCGCTAACTTCGCCCTGTCGCATCTCGACCAGCTCATGATTGACTGTCAAATCAGGAACCCATCCGGTGAGTTCCCTGACATCATTCTCATGTCGCCCAAGTGCTTCGCAGCCTTCCAGGCTAAGCAGCAGTCGTTCGTCAACTACGTCAGCGCAGAAGGCCGTGACAGCCTCGACCGCGACATGGTGGCGATGTGGCGCGGCGCGCGCATCTACGTTGAGCCGAACCTTGGCTTCACCGCCCAGAACCCAGCGAAGCCGGTCAGCGCCTACGTGCTGAGCAGCAGCAACTTCCAGCTCTATGCGGACACAGACGGCTTCTTTGAAGTCGGCGACATGATGCCCGTACCCGGCACTGCGACCGAGGCCGCTATGGTCTTCTGCCGCATGCAGCTTGTCACTGGTCACCTTGCTTCGCACGGTGTTCTCCTCGACGCGGAGGCCTGAGCCATGGCTACCTCAACTCTCATTCAGTTCCTCGGCGACGGCATCACCTCCCCCACCGGGGTCGATGCCGACACCATGAACCGCCGCCAGGTCGAGACCTTCATCAGCTCCGGCACGATTGCTGCTGGTGATGTCGTCGGACTCGACAACACGAAGACCGGTGCAGACCGCGCGCTGTACGTCAAGCAGGCCGCAGGCGTCGCCAACGGCAACAGCCTGGCGGTCGGTGTGGCCCTTGCTGCAGCAGCAGCAGGCGAGCAAGTGCGCGTTGTTGTCGCCGGCTACGTCGAGGGTGTGAACTGCACCGCGGGTGCAGTCAGCAACGGCGCGGCAGTGACGGCAGGTGTGACCGCTGGTCAAATCCAGAACGCAGTAGCCGGTGACCTCGCTGGGGCCTTCGGCGTTGCTCTGGAAGCGAAGGGCGCCACGACTGCCAACAAGGCTGCAATCAGCATCTTCAAGCGCTTCTAAGTCCCCCCCAGGGCAACAGCTCGCCGCGTGTCCTCGGTGAATGTTGCCCCGGCCCCCTCTGCCCTCGTGTCTTCGGGCTGGGGGGGCCTCTTTTCCATGAGGTGACCCTTGAATCTCGGTGAACTGCTCGACTTCTGCGGGAACCTTCTGGACTATGACCCTACGAATCCAACATACCGGACACAGCTTGTCGCGCTGTTGAATGACGCGCAGACGCGCACCCTGACAGACCGGCCTTGGGCCTTCGCGAGCAAAGAGCGACGCGTCAAGGTCTACAC